GATACCCTCCACATAGGCAACGCCAGCCAGCAGGCTGTATGTTCCGGCGCTTTTTTTCAGCAGCCAGCCATCGGCAAAGAAGCAGGCCCGCCCGTAAATATCGCGGTTGCTCAGGCGTTCGCGGGTATCAATGCCTTTTAAGCGTACCGTAAAATCCAGCTGCCATACGGCGGCTTCCACGGTTATCTGCGTCAGCTCGCGCACGCCGGTAAATTCCAGCATAAAGTTGCGCGTCAGGTTGTTGCCCTGCGTGTTGGTGGCAGGGTTGGTATTACGTTTTTCCAGCGCGGGAAATGTGGCCACGGCCACCAGCGTATTGTGCTGGCTGCAGAACAGGCCCTGCCAGTTAAAGGTAAAAGGCCCCACGTCAGACCCCAGCAGGGCGGAGTACACGACCTGATTCGGGCTTACGAATGCGCGGTACTCCTGCGGTATGTCGTACTGATACACAACGTGATCGACGGGTACCGTCTGTGCGGGATCGACCGGCGCGGTGTGGTCCTGCTCCGGCACGTTGGCAAAGATGAACCTGTCTATGGTCAGGGCTGCGCCCTCCGCCTGCAGGCGGGCTATCAGGGCTTCGCCTGCCAGTGTCAAAGCTACGCTCATGCTATGGCCTCCACGGTATGGTGGCTGTGGTTAAAGGAACCGGCGCGTATGGCCACACGGGCTGCTGTCAGCGGGTTGCGACCTGCGCAAACGGTATTGTGGTTGTTGTCAAAGGTTGCGGCTGCAATGCGTACAGCCTGCGTGATGCGCGAAATAAAGCGGTACCGCCTGCAGGTGCGTCCGTATTCCTGCACGATGATTTCCAGCACATTCTGCTGGTCCGGAAAGGCGGCATCGTCCACCACCACGCCGATGATGTCCCAGTCCTGCCCGTCCACGCGTTCTTCCAGCTGCACGGCTCCCAGTTCCAGCCGGTCAAAAATGCGTCGCCAGCCTTCCACGCTGCCTGCATCGCGGGCGTTGGCATAGGCGTGGTTCACCCGCAGGCAGTACAGACGTTCCGGTTCGCCTGCATAGGGGGTGACGTTGCGCTGCCATGCCAGCAAATCCAGCACACGCAGGCTGCATGTCATGGGGGCAAGCTGACGTGCGGGCAGGGTGGCCACCGTGCCCAGCATGGTGAACCATGCATGTGCCGCCCGTGCCAGAGCGCCTGTTTCCGCCCCTTCCATCCAGAAAGGAATATGCGGCGGGGTGAGCTGCGGCTCTTTCATCACTGCGCCCCTTGTTCCGCGAATGTAACGGTAAGCGATGAAAGCACAGGAAGTTCCAGCAGTGCGGTAATGTCAGCCCCTGTCGCGCCGTTTTCCGCGTTGTGGGTAAATTCCACACTCTGCAGGTCGGGCAGGGCGGCGTGCAGTTCTTCGGACAGGCGCGAAAAGCTGAAGCGTGAAAGCGGCATGGTTCTGGTCATGGTAAAGTCCGTATTTTCGCGCCATGCACAGCGGATGCGGTTTTCCACCGCAAGGCGCAGCGCCTCGGCCCGCTGGGTGGTGGCAGTCAGCACGGGGTATACGGTTGCAGTAAGCGCCACCGGCTTTGCGGTAATGGCCATGCAGCGCAGATCATCGCCGTGGCCGTGGTTGCCTGACTGCCGGATAAAGACGTTTATGGCGTCGATAAGCTCGTGCGGGGGGATGCCGCTTTCCACCATGATGTGGCAGTTGGCAGTGCCCGGGCCGCGGGGACCGTCTTTTTCAAAAAACAGATAGTCAATGCGGATACCTGCAAATCCGGCAATAAGCGCGCGGTAAGCGGCATCGTGATGATACTGGCCCACGGCGGCAAACTGGTTGCGGGCGCGCAGCCGCAGTGATTCGTCGTCTTCGACGTCGGCACCGGGGGCGGTAAGCCACTCCGGCCCGTTACCGGCAGAGACTATGCCGGGCACCGGACGGGTAAGAATGGAATAATAGCCCGGCCCCAGATTGTAGGCTGCACCTTCATGTTCTGCCTGAACCGGCACTTCTGCTGTCAGCTGGCCTTCTTCCATGACGGTTTCCATCGTTGTGGCCACACGGTAGCTCATGCCCTCCAGCGAAGGCGATTCCACCAGTGTTCCGGCGGGGATGGTCAGCGTTCCCGCTGCGGATGCGCGGGTAAAGGTTATGGTGCCGCGTGCCACGGCTGCGGGTTTGCGCCGTACATCCACACCCCATGCATACACATCCAGCCATGCGCCACCGGCAAACCGCAAAAACGTGTTGGGCAAGGCGTGCTCTACCATCAGCTGCACCAGCCAGCGGGCAGGCTCTGTCACTATGGCGCTGATAAGCCGCCAAAAGGGCGACCACGCGCTGTTATTGGTTATGCGGCTGCCTTGCTCCGCGTTCAGGGCATCCCAGCGGCTTTGCATTTCTGCCGTGGTTACGGGCATGTCCGCCTCGCGCAGCATGGCGGTAAACAGTTCTGTAGTGGCTTTATCTGGCACGGGACATTCTCCATACTGTCCGGCGGGGGGCGTTATTACGCAGGTGCCCTTGACGCGGTGTAACCATAATGGTTACACTCTGGGCATGATTCGCAGCTTTGCCCATAAGGGACTGGAAGATCTGTTCTACGACGGAGTGACCAAAGGCGTGCAGCAAAAGCATGTACGTAAGCTGCTGGATATTCTCGACCTGCTTGATCATGCGCGGGAAGTGAAAGATATGGGGTATCCCGGCTCCGGCCTGCACCCGCTGAAAGGCAGCCTTGCAGGCCACTGGGCGGTTAAAGTTTCCGGCAACTGGCGGATTACATTCCGCTTTGAAAACGGAGACGCCCACATAGTAAATTATCAGGACTATCATTAGGAGAAATACCATGCGTACACGCACTAGAAAGCCCTCGCATCCGGGCGGTATTCTGTACAGGATGCACATGCAGCCGCTTGGCCTTACCATTACGGCTCTGGCACAGCAGCTGGGCATATCGCGCAAGGCTCTTTCCGCCATTGTAAACGAGCGTGCGGCCATTACGCCGGATATCGCCCTGCGGCTTTCGCGCGCGCTGGATACCACGCCCGAACTGTGGCTGGGCATGCAGCAGACATACACCCTGTGGGAAACCGCCAATACCAGAACAGAATGGCGTTCCGTGCAGCCCATCAAAACAGCCAACGCATAGCACCGCTTTTCTCTAGCCACGCTCTTTCTCCAGCTGCAGGGCTATGTTGCCGTACTTCACGGTAGTGGCCGTCAGCCAGTATTCGCCGGGTGCGGATTCTTCAATCTCTGCCGTGCCCGGCACTATGCGTTCGTCGTCGTCCACAGCCATTGTTATGCGGATGATGTTGGTACGGCGCGTCAGTGCGTCGCGGTTGGCTATGATGTCCACCAGCAGGCCTGATTCGCGGATCATATGTTTTATGTCCTGCGCAATGGATGCGCGCCCGTCCACCAGCTTTGGGTTACCGCCTGCATCCAGCGTCAGGTCGTCCTGTTCAATCAGCAGATCAATATACTCAGCCATGGCTAACCTGCCTCCATCATGGCCCATTCGTTCAGGGCGGCGGGTGTCATGGCTTCGCTGCTTTGTATGGTGACGGACCCTATGGTCACCTGCTTGCCGCCCGTGGTGCGGTTGTTCACAGTGGACTGCATCAGCCCGCCTGCAGGCGGTGCGGCGGGGCGTGCCTGCTGCACGGTGCGCACGGCTGGCGGCGCGGCATTTGCGCTTGCCGCAGCGGGCGGGGCTGTCTGTTCTTCTCCTTCCCCCAGCACATTGGCTTTAATCCAGCTCCATGCACTGCCCAGCATCTGAAAGGGCTTCATGACCATTTCAATGGTGGCCACCAGAGCTTTGCCCCATGTGCTGTCCATGAATGCGGCCACCAGCTGCTTCCACATATTCCACAGACTGGAAAACAGATTGATGATGCCATGCACCACGGCCATGATGTTCTGGCCCCATGTGGAGTTCATAAAGGCTGCCACAAGGTCGTCCCACCAGTAGATAAGCGCCCCCACAACAGCTATCAGCGCGATAATGCCGACGATGATCCACGTAACGGGGTTGGCCCATAACGCGGCATTGAACAGCCACTGCAGGGCTGTTTGCACCTTCATTACCTTGCCCAGCAGGCCCAGCCCGCCGGTAAGCAGTTTCAGCGGGCCGCTGAAGCCCAGCATAGCCAGCTTGCCTATGGCGGTAGCAGCACTGAAAAGGCCCATCACTCCCGCCATGGCCATAACGGTAAGCGCCAGATAGCCCACCCAGCGGGCCACGTTGGGCGCGGTTTCTATCCAGCCCGCAAGGGTCTGCATAACGGCAATGCCCTTATCCGCCAGATCTGCCAGCGGCGGCAGCAGGACCTGCCCGAACATTGCACCAAGGGTGCTGGTCGTACCGCTCAGCCGTGCCCATGTGTCTGTCATTCTGGCGGCCATCTTTTCCGCCGGAGCCATGCCGGAAACATCTTCCAGCCCGTCTATGCTTTTTTTCAGTCCGTCTGTGTTGGCCATAAGCTGCTTGACCAGCGATACGGCCTCGTCACTGCCAAAGGCTTTTTTCAGCAGGTCGCCTTCTTCCACATCCAGCGAATCTCCAAAGCGGCCTTTCAGCTGTTCCAGTATGTCCACCATGCCCAGCATGTTGCCCTGTGCATCGGTAAAGGACATTCCCAGCGTTTTCTGCGCGTTGCCCACGCCAGCCAGAAAGGCTTTGTATTTGGTGCCTGCCTCGCTGCCGCTCATGGTGGCCTGCAACGTGCCTAAAATGGCCATCTGTTCCGCTGCGCCGCGCCCTGCGGCTGTGGCGTTGGCACCAAGCGAGGTAAACGCCGCGCTCATCTCCGCGCCGGTGGTCTTGAACATTTTCACGGCAGAGGCAGTCTGCCCCGCGATTTGTTCCACCCATCGGGCCTTGCCCATGGCGTCGGCATTTTTTTGAAAGATGCCGTACATGGTACCCATGTACGAGGTAATGGTGCCCACGTCTGCCTTTGTGGCTTTTGCCAGCACGCCGGATGCCACGGTAAAGCGGCCCAGCTCGTTACCGGAAAGACCGGCAATGGCAGACTGGATATCGTATGAGGCGCGCACCACATCGGCAGCGGAACCGCCGTACTGCATGGCAAACTGAGCGGCCTGCCCCTGCAGGGCATGCAGGGAACTGTCGTCCACATCCAGACTGGCCACTTCGCCAAGGGCACGGTTCAGGTCAATGGCAGGAGCCACGGCCTGTGCAATGGAATACCCCGCACCGGCTGCAGCCATTGCGCCGGTGCCTGCTTTTTCAAACTGGTTTTGCGCCTGATTGGAAAGACGTGTGACGGCCCGCTGTACCTTGCCTATCTGGCCCAGTGCCTGTTTGGCCACAACGCCTATGGAAAATTCCAGCCGCTCCAGCTTGGTTGCCATTGCCTATCCCTTGAATGCTTTTACAATGCCGTTGCAGATGCAGGCCGTCATGTTGTCCCAGTGGGCGCGTTCCAGATACAGCGCCTCGGCCATGCTTTCGCTGTCTACGGCACGGGCCGGAAACCACTTGCGCGAAAGCGCCACCAGCTGGGCGGCGCCGTTGTCTTCCATGGCCCGCGCCTGCGCTTCTACTTTCCCAGTTCTATTTCCACATCGGGTGTAAACTCGGTAATCAGGGCAGATGCCAGCTGCACGCCCACACCGGGCATACCCAGCAGTTCATGCAGGTATTCTTTGCTTTCTGCTTCCACACTGCGGGTAAGCAGATTATGGGCGGGGGCCACCTTGCTGGTGGGTTGCAGTTCGTTCAGGTAGCGGTTGTACACGCCTATATTCAGGGCAAAGTGTACGGGCTTGCCGTTTACTGTCAGGGATATGCTTTTTTCCACGGGTGATTCCTTGCAGGTTAGGGTTGAAACAGGCGGACCAGAATACCGCCTGCGACTCCGGCGCCGGTGCATACGGCTGTCAGCACGGCGGCACCGCCCTTGCGGCGCTGGCTTTCCACCTCCAGCGCGTGCAGGCGGTTGCTGTGCTTTTTAAGCGTGTCGCCCCGCGCTTCGCATCGTTCGCCAAGCATGGCCTTGATGGATGCTATGTCCGCCTCGATGCGGGCAAGGCGCTGCTCATAGGGCGTATTCATTTGTGCCTCCACTGGCGTGTCTGGGCATCGGCTCCGCTGCTGCTGCCGTAGTAGTAGGCCAGCATGGTTATCCAGCCGGTGCCAAGGCTGCCCAGCATGATATTAAGAATGTCCCTGCTGCCTGCGGGCGGTTCGTGCGTTACCAGCCAGCCCAGCAGGCTGAAAAATCCGAATGTCAGAAACATTGCCAGCATGCCCGGCACACGGTCGCTCACGTTTTTTTCACGCTCCCGCGCGCTCTTGCGGTCACCTGCGGCAATGCGCTCCAGGTCTATATCCAGCTCCCGCATGCGCAGGGTAAATTCCTGATCGGCCTTTTTCAGCGCCAGCAGGTCTTCCGGCTTTGCACCTTGCAGCGCTGCAGCCAGATCCTCTTCCGCAGGAGAAGTCCCCAGCCCGAATACGGCCCCCACGGCCTGCGTTGCCAGCCCTGCAAGGGGGCCGCCCAGTGCCGTGGCCAGCGCGGGGGCCACAGTGGCAAGGGTTTTTTTCCAGTCAAAGGACATTGCAACTACCCCTGCCGCGCCATGTCGGCGGCTTTGCCGTACAGGCTTTCGGGGTAATGCCGTGCCCAGCCCGCACCGTTTTCATGGGCCACAATGGCTTGCATCAGCCCTTCAAGGTGGGCGGCAACATCCAGCGTGCTGTCCGGCTCTACTCCCAGCCTGCGGGCCACGTGGTCTATGTAGCCGGATGTGTCGTTTTCCACGGCGGGGGCATAACGGGTAATAATGCCGCGCAAGGTATTCAGCCCGTATTTGCGCTGGTAGGTCAGCAGCAGCTTTGCCAGTGCGCGCAGCCCCCATACCGGCTCCGTAAAGGTGCAAAAGTCGCTGTCGGGTTGTTCTGCGGCCAGCCCCTGCCAGTTTGAGCCATGCCGGATGTTGCCGGGGTTATTGTTGCGGATGCCGCGAGGTTGTCTGGCCATTACTGCTGCTCCAGTTCTGTCTGGCAGGCTACGCACAGCCGTACTCCGGGCACGGCTGCGCGTCTGGCCTGCGGTATGGTTGTGCCGCATTCTTCGCAGGTGTGGCGGCTTTGGCCTGTCTGCGATGTTACGGGGCGGGTGGCAAGGGCGCGGGCCAGTGCCTCCTGCCGCAGATAAAATTCGCGCTCGGCGGCTCTGTCTGCTGCATCTGCCATTATCTGGCCTCCGTCAGGCCCTCTGTTTCATTCGCTGCCAGATAGGGCACGCCGTTAATTCTGATAAAATCAGGGCTGGTGACCATGAACTTTACCTTGCTGACGTGTTTCTCGCCGCCTGCCTTGTCGATATCCAGCAGGCTTTCCACCTTCAGCTTGCAGCCGAATGCTTCAACTTTCATTTCTTCTCCGCTGCCGGTGCGGGCAAAAAACAGAATGTCAAACTCCGGCAGCTGGCGGAACGAACCGGCGCTCTTTGCCGCTTCGGAAAGCAGGCTTACACCCAGCGCGTCCAGTTCCAGCTCACCTTCGGCGCTTACATCGCCGCTTACCCAGCCGTTGGGTACGCCGTTGTCCTGCGCCACGCCGGTGTTGTCTTCGATGGAAAGCGAGCACTTGGAAACGTGGATGGAAAGATCACCCACAGAGATATCAAAGTTTTTTCCGCTGATGCGTTGCGACATAAGGTCACCTATCCGTAGTTGGTCAGATCAAGCATGATGTTGCAGGTAATGGACTTGGGGCTGTTGTAAGGGCGCACAGCCATATAGATTTCCACGCCGTACTTGGTGGGCCATGTCAGCGTGATGTCGCCATCTTTGGGCGGTTCAATTTCGCCGGGAAAGATTTTGCCCAGAATCTTGCGCGAACGGCTCATCTCGCGCAGGGGCCGCATGAAGTACATGGCGGCTTCAGCCATGCTGGCAGGGGTGGAGTTCAGCCTTCTGTCCGCCACGCGGGCAACGGCCAGCGGGTACACACGGCGCATGGCCTTTTGCACCACGCGCAGGTTTTCAATCACCTGATAATCGCCACCGGGCACATCCAGCACATTGCCGTCGCCAAAGTATGTTCCGGGATAGTCCGGATACCACTGCGGTACGGAAAGCCGCACCTTGTCCAGCGCATCCAGTACAGACATATCCAGCACGCGGCCGTCTTTATCTTTGGGCCGCTGCGCCCATGTGCCCAGCAGCGGGCCGGTAGCCACCCGCATGGGAGAATCCGCCACGGTAACGGTGCTGTTGCACAGTCTGCCCGCATACGTGCCCAGCTCCGGCCCCCACAGCGTAGCGG